GGCCTTTCGGCCCGGCCCGCCTCCTGTATCAGGAGGTGGCAGCCCATCCACGCTTTATTTCCGTCGAGTGTGGACGAACGACGAGTGACGGATCCTCGACAGGCTCAAAGACCATGTCTTTGAGCAATCTTGGCCAACTATCCAATTTTGTTCTTGATTTCTTAGGTCTTAACTTAAGGAATCGAAATTGGACTTGTTGGTAACGTCTGCTATATCGAGCCTTAAATAGTCTGAGATTTCTAAACTCAGCTACCTGGGGGTCGATCACGATTCTACATGGATAACTCGATCGAGAGGTACCAAATGGCATCACGCCATAGGTCTTTTCAATCAATTTCCATATATAGTCGGCAACAACATCATATCCTCTATCACTAAGTTTATTAGCAATAGATGTATATGACGCGAGCGCAGACCCGTCTCTATGGTGCCCGCTCCATAGTCTTTTTAACCGGATTGGTGTAACGTTGACGCCACGAAATGCGTCAACGCCACAACTTTCACGGAAGGGACCATGGATGCAGCACTTGTCGACGTTAACCCGTAGGTTAACCGACTCAAGCGTCTGCAAGCAAAGTGAGGAGTATTTTGTGGGGACAACAATGTCATCCCCATAGACATACACCTCGCGCATCACGTCAGCCTGTGACACATTGTCCTTACGGATAATGTGGTAACGGCTTATAGCGGCAACTAATATTGCCCAGAAAACGAAGGCTTCTACGGGAAAGCATAAAGCACTTCCCATTGGAGCATACTTTCGCAACTGAACTAATCTCCCATCAGGGAGTATAGTTGAGCTAGAGCGACATGCCAAAAGAGCTCGTTTTAGCGAGGGAAGTTTTGAAAAAACTCTCTCGACAAGATCAGTTGACACACGATCAGACGCATCTTTAAGATCAATTGTAGCGTTCCGAAGAGAATAAGAACTCTCTAAGGCTAATGCTTGATTAATCTCCTGATGCGTAAAGTTGATCTGACCCATAGTGAACTTATTAGATTCAAGATGGATAGATAAACCTCGACCGAGACCCTGCTGAATCCATTGGTATTCCAAAGGTTCAGAAGATATCAGCCGCGGACCTCTAGAATCTTTAGGAACGGTTATGACTTTTGCTTGGCCCTCATTGAGCCTTGTCAAATTCATATACCATTCCTTCCGATCTATAAGTTCGTTACCAGACCCTATCATAAAATATTTATAATAGGGATATACTTGGTGAATACTATCATATAAGCGGGAAAATTCCCACTTATCATCAAGTATTTCACCAGTGGCCACAGATCCCGGACCGTGCCTAGGTATGATGTCTTCATGATCAAAATCATGAAAAACATCCTTAGCGATATAGGAAGCTACCTCGATAATTTCGAGGGCTTCTACATCGTTAATATCCTCTAATTCGCCATCAGTATTCACAAAATTCTCAATTACTTGAGAAACTTGTGAAGACTCATATGGCATTTCGAGTTTATACCCAAAGAACAAAACCTGCCGCAGATGTTTTACTGCCTCAGGATTTGCATTGTCCAGGAGTAATCCAGAATCACTGAAAACCTCTTTAAAGTACCCCTGCATAAAAGCGGGCATACTACTAGACTTAGCAGATTTAAATCTGCGAGGCCTAGAGAAAGAGAGATTCGCCAAACCAAAATCAAAACTTTTACCTAACAAGGGTAAGGTTTTGGTCAGGAAAGACACACCTTCATCTCGAGTGCGAATACGTAAAGTATTCACATCTCGATTGAGGGATTGTGCTGATTCTAGATTGCATGGATCGCTGCGTAGCAACAACTCGAGCAGGTCAACATAGATGTTGACTTGGCTTTGCATGGTACCCCTTTCGAGGAAAACCATCCAAGGTCTAGAGTTATGCGTCGTTTACCAAGGGAAGAGAGCGGAAATGCTGCTTATCAAAGCAGTCATAGCCACAATCAATCCCGTCAAGCATATAATCAACGCCGAATAGCGTCGAAGATATGCATTGAGCCTCTTTACGTGGAAATTCAGTACACTCTTATTACGTGGCCATCGCTGGTCATGTATAGGAGGACCGAACCCACTCCAAACATGGAGATCATAATTTGGCTTCTTAGTCATCTATGACCTCGTGTTTGCTTGTGAGCTGTGTCGTCTCTTATTTTTTGATTTAAAGACCTTTACAGGTCTAGGAAAAATAGGTCGCAAACTTACGTTTGCCTCTATTATCCTATCAAGATAAGTGGCGAGAAGTAGTACACGTGCTTTTCGCTTAGCAATCCTTTCGGATTCAGCGATTTGTCGTTGTACTAACGGATTGATATAAGTTCCCACAATACCTCCTAACGGAGGCTTTGTGGGGCAAAACCAACCGTATAGGGGCCCTAAGGCCCCGATCTTCAACTTAAAATCCCGACACGTCGGGCATAAGTTCTATTGCTCTCCACGTAATAGTTTATCGATATTGGTGGTAGTCAGCGCCGTTATTAACGGGGCCAACTGGCCTGCGCTCAACAAATCCATCATGTTGGCGACATTGTTAATTACATTTGTTGATGTAACAACAGTGTTTCTCGGTAAACTAATTGTCACATTAACTGTGACAAGATGGGGTACTTGCTCGGTATCGAGTTTGGTGGTCGAAATCTTCAAAAGATGACGATCAACAGCATCTTTACCTTTGCCGACAACCTGGTGCCTTATTTCTAAGGTACGAGGTTCGGCAGCAGTACTTGCGGTATCAAGCCACTTACTCCCACTAGCATCTTGCGATGTTCTAGTGTAAGTATTAGCGGCATTGAAACCGTTCTCCAAAGATAGAGGGTCGGTAAACGACATGTCTAGACTCCTGCATGTGGCGAGCTTTAAGCAACTATTCCTAGTGCTAAAAGCAAAGCTGCTTGCGAGTATGACAAGTTGGACAGGTCAAGCAAGCCTGTATCAACTGGAAGACCTTTTCGCCGCTCGTAATAGGTTACTTTCAAAGGAACAGTTTGAGACAATCTGTCATAAATTGTATCATGCTGGTCCCTTTGAGATAGGTCCCACTCGAACTCATGCTTGAAGCTGTATGAAAAGTCAAAGACATTCCATCCAACTGCAGGCTGAATACGAGTTAGCCTATCCAAATGCCCAGAAACATCAACGAACCAGTCGACAACAAAGCTGAATGGTATAATCTGCCATGCTGCTTTGACTGGGTTGTTGAGTCCTAGGCTTGAAGTAATCCCCCGAAGCCAACCTACAATCCCATCAATGTATTCCACGGTCTGCGTAACCCACGCAGAAGCATGGAAAGAACATGTATAGGATCTAAGTTGGATATCACTGCCGGTCCACCCGTTTGCATAAACGGGTTCGTACATGTGCCAATCTTCAAAAGGTTGAAGAAGTGGATTCACATGATGTCGAGCAAAGCCTAATCGTGTGGGTATCCCTGCTGTTTTCAGCAGGTACTTAATGCGATCGGCCACAGCTTCAAACATACCGGAAAGGGCATCTAAATCGGAAAGGACATTGTCCCAACCGAAACTTTTATTTAGATAACCCCCAGCGAGAGTCTGTAAGAGACTGTCTTCAACTACAGGCAACAATGCCTTTAGCTGAAATAAACCCTGAATAAATTCACTAGAATTTATTTCAACAGGGAATACCTCTGAGAAGTATACGAAAGCTTCCCAGCAAAGATCAGCTCTTACGGCGTCGGGAACGTGAGCTTGTGCCACTACTAGGTTTGTACCCGCATTACCCCAGCCTAATACATTATCAATTGAACTTCGTCCAATTGGTAAATAATTAGCCTCTTCAGTCCAAAAGACTTGGTCTCCGGACGGAAGAAGGATAATGTCCTGCATACGTGGTAGTGTCGGAAAATCCGCACTCCAATGGTCGCAATCCGAAAGAGGGTATTTTCCATTACTCCTCTTTGCATGTACCTCATCCAAAAAGTTATGGTAAGGTACAAGCTGGTTGGCCATGACGGTTTCGTCATAACCAGCCTGATGTTCTTGCGAGCCATCGGCATGAACCAATGTAAAACTAGTCCAGGCTGCAACAAGCAGATTCTGGATTTCGTTAGCATTGGATCTTGTCCTAGGATGTGTGGTGGTCACAAAGGTCTCCTTTCAGCTAAACACGATTCACGTATCTAGCATCGGGCAAGACGG